TAGTTTTTTTTTTAAATTCGGTGCTAATATTAAGGTAAAAAGCTCTGCAAGTATAGTAAAATTGTATTGGTAATCGCCATAATCTTTCTGACGATCAGCTATAATCTTCTTCTTAATTTCTTTTTCTAAGTCTGTAATTTTCATATCCAATCAATCATAGGTTTACCATTATAATTAACATCATAAATAAACCAAGCAAATGCCATTAAACCACCTTTTTTATCATTTTTTTTAAAGCCTAATCTTCTTGAAAAGATTAAAACTTTTTTTAATTTGTCTTGATTAAATAAAACAGAAGCTCTTTTTTTTCCTTCTAAAAAAGATAGTTTACAAAGCAAAGCCATTTTTTTATTAATTAAATTTAAACCATGTAAAGTAAATTCTGTTGCTAAATTAAATGGTGGATTGGTTATTATGTTATCTACTTTTTCATTGCTAGTTAAAAAATCTTTTATTTCTCCATAACCTCTATCAATTAAATCAGAACTATAAACATCATAACCAGCTTTAATTAATGGATTTGATATTGCTCCATCACCACAAGAACACTCCCAAATCTTACCATCAAATTTTTCGTATTTAATTAAATCTTCTATTGCGTCTATTGGTGTAGCATAAAAATCATTTTTTATACGATCATTGTTAAAGTTATGACCAACCATTTGATATGCAGCTTTGTTCATATTAATTTATTTTTTAAAGGTGTGCCAAAGAAAAACAAGAGGGAGCTACTAGATAGAAAGGGAAAGTCTAGCATGATTCGACCCAAAAAACTTCGACACACCATTGATTACAATCTAGTATCGATTGTAATTACCTTGTTTATACCCAGATCCTTGACCTTTTGCAAACCTATTGTTCCCAAAAGATTGCTGCTGTCCGCTAGGCTTGGCAGCGGATGGACCTGTATTTGAAGGTGTCAAGACAACATTGATAATTCCTGTGGGATTACCTTGCTCATCAAGATCTTCAAATCCTGCTTGGTTGTACCATTCATCTCCAATCTTTACGCCAAGTCTCCAAGTTTTACCTTCTGGACTTTTTGGATTGATAGGTGCAACAAAAACTGGTCTGTTATCTCCTTGTTGCTTATCTGCGTTATGTGTAAGTTTTATATATATCTTATCACTCATGTTATATTACTCCTTGTTGGTTTAGTTTAGTCTCATGTACATCATACAAGTCTGTAACTTGTCGGTATACTCTGAGATTTTTATTGGGATCAAATAAGCTAGGATTGTCTTTTTTAAATTTCCTCAATGCGTAAATATCATTAATAGATTTTATCGCATCTCTTACTTGATTCATATCGATGTTCATATCGAGATGACCTGTACCACTTATTCTTGTTTGTGGAATATTGTTTGTAGGTTTAGGATCGTCAAAAGGTTTTGCCTTGTAACCATCATCATTATCCAAACCTGTTTTTAAATTAAGTGCATTTAAAAATGCGTACTTCTTAGCATAAGACATACCATTACCAGTACCAAACTTATCTAAGTTTCCCATTGCACTACATCCATTAATATCAACGTAGCTATCTGGTTCTTCAACGTCATGTATTCTCATAGCACAAGTAACCATGACAAAGTTTTCATTGACATGATTAGTGTAAGTACAGACAGGATAGAGTCCATTGTTTAACAATGCCTCCATTGCTACCTTCTGCACCTCATCATGTTGCAAAGGATTGAAGTGCATACCAGGAACTTTCTTTCCCTTTGCCACACCTCCAGCTTCGCAAGCTGCCTTATGTAGTTTTTGATATATGTTTAGTTTCATGTTTCTAACCCCCATAGTTTTTTGATTTGTTGTTTTTGCTCGTCTATTAAATCCCTATAATAAAAAGGATGATTTAATTCTGGTGGTTCTGCAAAGTGTGCTAGCTTATTGATGTCTCCTTTACAGAATACGATTAACTCTTCCCATGACTTTAATCTTTGGGTCATCAAGTTATATCGTTCTTCTAAATAATTTGGTGTTAGTTGATAGTATTCATCATCAAACAATCTGTATTCATTTTCATTTACATAAACCAAGAATGGTTTTCTTTTTGTGCAGTGATAGTAGAAGGCAACTTGAGAGATGTGCATTGGGTCTGGTTCTTCTGGTAACTGCGTTGTTGCCATGTAGTATTCATCCTTACCTCTTTTCTTTTTTATGGTAGGTGGTTTACATTTTACTTCTAATATTTTTGTATTGCTCTCAACATCAATACGACCTATGATGTCATGGATCATCTCTTCGCTTTTGCTAGACACATATCGTTCAGCTACTAAATCTTCGCCACCAAAAACTTTTACAATACATTCCATTAAGTTTTGGATTGTTGGATGTGCAAAGCTAACCATCATATCTCTTGCTAGTTTATCTTTGTCATCAACTGTTGGTGTTAGTTTATTGATCTCATCTAACTCTTGTTGAAACACTTCGTCATAATTTTTGTTCTTCAAGGTAATCTTTTTATCTCCTTGAAATAAAATATTACAAGTCATTCGTTGTGCAGTGTTGTTGACCAGGTTGCCAAAGGGTGCTTTGTATCTAATCAAGAAGGACCTTCGCAGCTCTTGTGGTAAAGAGTAGTTAATTAACAATCGAGTAAAGTTTTGCGAGCTGCTAGGCGACCAATGATCTAATCCTTTACCACCATTAAAATTATTAAAGTATTGTTTTAAATTATCTTTTGTAATCATATTACCTTTCTTGTTTTTCCACATTTATACTATCAAAAAAAACTATTGCAAGTAAATAAATACACTATATATACAACCTAAAAGGATAATAAAACAAAGGAGAAATATGACACTAGCTGAATGGCGTAAGAAACAAAACATATCCCACTATACTTTAGGAACTATGCTTGGATTTAAATCAATTAATCCTGCAACCAACTCACAAAGGTATTGCCTTGAAAGTAAGGAGAAAAGATTTCCAAGACCAGATGTTGTTAAAAAAATTATTAAAGTTACAGAAGGAGAAGTAACCATAAATGATTTGTATCAAGCGTGGTGGGATTATGAAAAAACCAAATAAGTTTAAATACAAACAAGTAAAAATAATTTGGATTGATATTATTTCATCATCTGAATGGATGAGTTTAGAAAAAGCAACCAATCAAGTTTATTCTTTTTGTGAAGATATAGGTTATTTACTTTATAAAGATTCTAAAAAGCTAACAATATTTACATCGTATTCTTTTGATGATGATGGTAATCTTGAAGTAGGTGGAGTAACAACTTATCCTCGTAAAGTAGTATTAAAAATCGAAAGGATGAAATGACAAACTCAAAGATCTTTGATGAGGTGGGATGTCCAAGTGAATTGAAACGAGCAAAGAAGTTTATAAAAAAACAAGCGGATATAATCTTGGCTCTTGAGAAAGAGATAGAACAAAAAGACAATGAGATATTATTAATAAAAGAAAGGAAGAAGAATGAAACTAAAACTACTTGATTTGTTCTCCGGGATTGGTGGGTTCAGTTTAGGTTTAGAGTCTACAGGTTATTTTGAAACCATTGGTTTCGTAGAGAAAGATAAATTTTGCCAACAAGTATTAAAGAAAAATTTTCCAAACATAACAATAGAAAGTGAGGTTAGAAATGTTAAAGGAGACAGATATGCAGCAGACATTATTACAGGAGGATTCCCATGCCAACCATTCAGCGTTGCGGGAAAGAGAAGAGGAACAGACGATGATCGCTACCTCTGGGATGAAACTATTAGGATTATTAGAGAAACAAAACCAAGATGGTTTATTGGAGAAAATGTTGAAGGAATTATTAACATCCAAGACGGCGTGGTCCTCAGACAGGTGCAAGATGATTTGGAAAAAGAGGGTTTCCAAGTCCAATGTCTTGTTATTCCAGCTTCAGGCATCGGTGCATGGCATCAAAGGAAACGAGTCTGGATTGTTGCCTACTTCGAACACAATGGATCACATAGACAGAAAAGGAATGCGACCATCGAGAGCAGCAACCAATCGAAAGAGTGGTTATCTGTCGGAGATGATAAAGATGTATCCAACACCAACTCAAGACTCAGCAAACGAGAGACAGAACAAATACAAGCAAGGGGGAATGCCTCTACCTTTAGCAGTGAAGATGTACCCAACACCAACAGCGGGATGCGTGGAAGGTGGGGAGCAGAGCAATCGAGTGGAGCTAACAAAGAATGGAGGTTTTATTCTGAGGAAGAAGAACAAACCCAACTCAACATTCGGAGCAAAACTATCGGATGCAATGATTTATCTGGACAAACTACTACCAACTCCAACAGCGAGGGATCACAAGGACATGGGGTATCAACCAACATGGAAACCATGCAGATCTCAGAAGAACATATTGCCGAGACAGATATTGAAGAACAACAAACCTGGTGGCAAACTCAATCCGCAATTTGTGGAGTTCCTAATGGGGTATCCTTTGAATTGGACAAAGATCGAAAGGACAGAATAAAGTCTTTAGGTAATAGTATTGTGCCTTTGATTGCAAGAGAGTTAGGTGTAGCTATTATGAAATCAGAGCTAGATGAGATACGCTAAACATTTTGATAAGGACCTATATTCAAGGTGGCATAGGCGATTTGAAAATATTGCTATGGTGGATATAGACTCTGTTGAGTGCTGCTATAATAAAGGTTGTTGGCAACCGCTTGCATTGATTGAAACTGTATATGACACAGGAAACTATGTCAAATATACCAATGTGACTAGATGGATCGCAAAATCCTGCCATATCCCTGCGTATTTAGTGTTTTATAAGAAATCCACCCATGATAGCCTAGAATTCAAAGTTAGGCGTGTGGACATACCGAATGCTCCTCTAATCGCTATGTCTGAGGGGGAGTGGGTATCTGTTTTACGTTCCTTGCAAGACCAACATCAGAAGGTGTGTGATTATGCTATACAAAAATAATTCCATGATTTTTGTACAGAATAATTGTTATAAAGGTAAAAAATTATGCTAAGAACTAGGGGATTTTTACACCTAACGTACAAATTGTACCATCATTTAGACAAATTAGGCGAAAGAAAGGCTACTTGTCTATGTGTTTATCTTGCAATCCTTAAATATGCGTGGAAGAAAAACAATTACCAATGTGATTTAAGATACTCAACTTTAGAAAAGGATACTAAGCTATCGAGGTCCACAGTTAGACGCTGTATCGACACTTTAGAGACTATGAATGTGATTAAATCTATTAAAGGAAGGTCTGGAAAAACCTATGTCGTAAACGCTAAGTTTTTAAAGGCGGAAACAGAGTACATGGGTATTAAAGAACACCCTATGAGTATTAAAGAACACTCTGATGGTAATAAAAGAACAGTATTAGTAGAAGAAGTATACATTAATACAATAGAGGATGTGATTAGAGAGAATAGAGGTAATCAACAATCTATAATTGACAATTTAGCGAAGCTCCCCCTGACAGACTTACAAATGGATAAGAATAATCCCTATTATATTAAGTTAGCTATTGCGAGAAAAGAGGAACTTGCTGCGGAAAGCAAAGCTAATTACGTTAATCCCAATGTAATTATTAAGGAACTAACTAAGATTAAGAAAATGTCTAATCCTAGATATAGGGAAAAAG